GGACGGGACCCGGGAGTTCACCGACTCCGAGGGCAACCTCTGGACGGTGCACGGTTCGGCGGCGATCTACTCGCCCACGCACACCTACACCGTGGCGATGCTCGGCCCACTGGTCAGCGACGAGTGCGCCACCTGGACGGACTTCACCCTCCCCCGGACCGGCCAGGGTGCGACGTGCGAGCACGAGCCGGTGTCGTGCTGCTCGTACTACCGGGCGCGCACCGTGGGCCGCGAGAACGGCGACCTGCGGATCTCGGACTGGTCCGATGTCTACGACGACGGCATCCCGGCCGGGATCATCGTGATGTGGCCGGACACTGAGGCCTCGCTCCCGGACGGCTGGACCCGGACCACCGAGCTGGACGGCCGGTACCCCAAGAGCATCCCGGACGCGGTGACCCAGCCGGGGACCAACGGGGGAGCGGCGACGCACACCCACACGCTCCCGACCCACGTGCACCCCACCAGCCACCTGCACACCCACACCGGCAACACCGGTGCCGGGGTCGGCTCGTTGAACAGCTCGAACGGGGCTGCGGGCAACACGGCTGTCCCGGCCACCCACGTGCACAGCCGGGGCGACACCAACACGGTGAACGCCGACTCCGGCTCGGCCACGCCCAGCGTCGACACCGACGCCAACGACATGGACCGGCTGGAGGTCGTGTTCGCGGAGAGCGACGGGACGCCGGTGGGCGTGCCGGACGGTGCTCTGGCGCTGACCGCTGACATTGCACTGTCAGGATGGACCGACTACGCGGCGGCGGCGGACCGCTTCCTGAAGGGCACCTCCGGGGGGACTGGGGGGACCCAGGAGGCCGGATCGCTGGAGAGCCACCAGCACGCCCTGGGCGCGCATACCCACACCGGCGCGGCGGCTCACGGCCACACCGCCGTGACCAACGCCCTGGCCTCCACCCTGTCGCTGTTCGCCGGGGCCCAGGCGGTCCTGTGGCAGACCACCCACCAGCACACCATCACGGCCGCGAACGCCAGTCCGGCGGCCCTCAACTCGGCCAGCGGCGGCGACTCCGGCACGGCGGTCCCGAGCGTGCTCCTGCCGCCCTACCGCAACCTGAGGGTGAAGGAGAACACCAGCGGCCAGGTCAGCCTCCCCGTGGGCCTGATCTGCCTGTGGCGCGGCTCGATCGGCTCGGTGCCGGACAACTGGCAGCTCTGCGACGGGACCAACGGCACGCCGGACATGTTCGGCCGCTACCCCCGGGGAGCGACCACGGGCATCGGGGACACCGGCGGCTCGCTCGACCCGCACACCCACTCCAGCCCGGCGCACAGCCACACCACCGGGACGCACACCCACACCGAGACAGTGGCGTCCTCGGGCGCGGCCACCTCCCTGGTCAGCGCCACCGTCACGGTGGCGGTCTCCACGGGGACGCACACCCACACCTCGGGCGGCACGAACACGGCCACGCCCACCGTCTCCAGCTCGACCTCGGGCACGCTGGCCAGCACCACCTCGGAGCCGCTGCACCAGGAGGTGGCCTTCATCCAGATGATGGAGGAGCCGGTCCCTCCGGCGGACCCCGACGTGTTCTGCCTGACCTGGGACGAGGACGAGCACCTGATCCGCACGCTCGGGCCGGAGGGGCCGATCTGGGCGCCGGTGCTGGGCAAGTTCGAGTGGACCGTGGACCGGCCGTTCACCGCCGCCACCGGGGTCAACGGTTCGCGCTTCGTTACCAGCGCTGCGCCGGGCGGCCGGAACCTCAGCATGACCGCCGCCGTGGAGAGCGAGGCCGAGCTGGCCCGGCTCCGCGCGGTGCTCGCCCGGCCGCTGGTGCTCATCTCCCCGAGCGACGCCAGCGAGGTCTGGGCCGCGCCCGTCCAGGAGAGCGTCCGGATCATCAAGGTGGGCCGCATCCGCCAGATCACCGCCTCGTTCGTCGGGACCGGCCCTCAGCCCCCGCCGCAACTGGCCGACGTGGGAGTATGAAGTCATGGCTGTGACCGACGTTCTCCGGCCCCTGTCCGTCCGCAAGACGGGGGCTGGTGTGGCCGTGCCCAGCGGCACGCTGGCCACCGTGACCGCCGACAACTCCGACGCGACCTACATCCAGTTCGACGTGGACGACGACACCAACAACTGGTCACTGCGCGTTGACTCGCACAGCCCGGCGGCCGGGTACGGGCGGCACCAGATCCGGGGCCGCATCCGGGCCCGGACCGACGTGGGTGAGTGCGTCGAGGACATCGACCTGGGCCGGGGCACCTCGGACTACATCACCTACAAGAACGTCCCGCTGAGCGCCACCTTCACCGAACAGGTCACCGACTGGACGCAGAACACCGCGTACGGCCTGGCCAACGTCGGCGCGCTCACGGACCTCAACATCGGGGGAGGCTGGACCAGCTTCCCCCAGAACGGCATGGCCGAGGCCCGCACCGCCGAGTGCTACGTGGACATCGACTGCCGCCTTCGGCCGCAGTACGACCCGGAGATCCGGGACAACGCCGGGGTGGACCAGAGCGGTGGCATCGTCACCGACACCAACCAGCCGGTCCTTCACTTCGGCACGGCCGACTACGACGGGCTCCCGGCGCTGGACTGGTCCGTGACCGTGATGCTCGGCGCCATCACGGTCTTCTCCTCCTCCGGCGCGGGCCAGCCCCCGGCCGATGTCCTAGTGGATACCGGCCTGCCGGACGGGGCCTACACGGCGGACTTCGTGGTCCGCTCCACCATCCGGGCGGCCGACCCGTTCGAGCACGCTCAGAGCCTCAGCTTCAGCATCGAGAACACGGTCCCCCCGCCCTCCCCTCCCCTGGTCACGGTGACACCGGAGTTCGGTGGCTACCGGGTCGAGTGGACCAACCCGGGCGGCCAGGAGTGGGACAACGACTACGTGGTGGCCGAGCTCTGGCGCGACGACTGTTCGGGCAGCCAGCGCATCGCCACGATCCCCAACGGGCTGAACGGCTCGTATCTGGACCTGGCGATTCCGCAGCTCGACCCCCAGGTGGTGGCCGGTCCTGACTGTGAAGTGTCAAGCGAGCCGTGCGACATCACGTACCGGGTCCGCTACCTGGGTTACGTGTCGACGTTCGTGGAGCTCCCGGACACCATCCCGTCGGACATGATCCTGGCCTGGCCGAGCACGGCCGCCAGCATCCCGTCCGGCTGGAGCCGGGTCACCGCCATGGACGCGGTCTACCCCCGGGGCGCCAGCACCACCGGCCTGCCGGTCACCACCGGCGGCACGGCCAGCCACAGCCACACGACCCCTGGGCACACCCACCCGATCAGCTCGCACAGCCACAACCTGGACGGCAACACGGGGAGCTCGAACAGCTCGACCACCAGCGCCCGGTTCAACGGCGCGAGCCAGCCCCAGGCGGACCAGCCGCACACCCACTCCCGGCCGGACGACACCGGCTCGCACGGCGGGGGGACCTCGGGCAGCTCCGCGCCGGGCACGAGCTCGGCCAACAACCTGCCGCCCACCCGTGAGGTCATCTGGATCGCGTCGGACGGCGCCCAGGCGAACTACCCCGTGGGCGCGCTCGGCTGGGCGACCGAATCCGTGTCCGGCTGGACCCCAGACGCGTCCAGCTACGGTCGCTACCTGAAGGGCGCGGCGGCGGCGGGCAACGGCGGCGCGAGCTCCGGCACGGCGACGCACACCCACACGGTCAACGCCCACAGCCACACCGGTATCAGCCACGACCACTCGATCGGCTCCACCGGGCTCTCGAACCCGAGCTCTAGCCAGGAGGCTGGCACCGGCTCCTCCACCCCGCGCTGGCTGCCCCGGCACACCCACCCGATGGACGTGGTGAGCGCGAGCACCGGGAACACCGACAGTGTGACCGGGGGAGTCACCAGCGCGGTCAGCCTGGAGCCGCCCAACCGCCGCCTCCAGGTGCTGCGCAACACCGGCGGCGGCACCCAGACCCGGATCATCGGGCTCTACATCGGCACGGTGGCCGACCTGGATCCGTTGCTGAGCCTGTGCAACGGCGCGAACGGCACGCCGGACATGCGCAACTTCTTCGCCCGGGACAAGGGTGCGGACTCGATCAACTCCACCGGCGGCTCGACCACCCACACCCACACCACGCCGACCCACGGCCACAACATCGGCAACCACAGCCATGACACCAACGTGCTGGCCAGCACCACCGGGTCGTACGAGGCGCCCTCGTTCGGGGACCTCGGGGACAGTCCGACGACCGGGCACACCCACAGCTCGGGCAGCACGGGCAGCTCCAGCCCAGGGGTCGCCAGCCGCAGCTCGGGCACCACCAACAGCGTCAACCACCTGCCGCCGTTCAAGGACATCCACTTCGTCCGCCTGGACGGCACGATCTCCGGCGGCCCGCTCCCCGTGCCGGAGCTGCGGATCTCGGACTTCGCCAGCGCCACGGTCCCGTCCTTCACCTACTCCGACGACCTGGACCGGATCAGCACGCTGACCGCCCAGATGGCGGTGGTCACCGACCGGAGCCACGCCTACCCCCGGCTGGTCGCTGACTCCGTCCCCCTGGACGGCGGCCTGCCCTCGGTGTCGAGCACCACGGCCGGGGAGGACCTGAGTCTCACCATCGGGGTGGAGGGACTTCCGGCGATCAACCAGCTGGAGGCCATCCTGGCCGAGGAGCTGGTGTACTGGTCCCCGGTCGGCGGCACGCCGGGCTGGTTCGCTCCGGCGGGCTGGTCGGTGCGGGCCCCGGTCGCGAACGTGAAGGTCCTTCAGATCACGATGGTTCGCCAGCCCTGGCCGGACACCGACGACCCGGAGGTCTACCTCTAATGCCCACCAGGTTCAGCTCGGCCCGGCACCAGGCGGCCCTCGCCCAGCCGACCGGCTACCGCCGGTTCTCCCGCTTCACCTTCTTCCGCGATGGCGTGACCCAGGACCTGGAGCCGATCGGCGGCTCCATCACCCAGGACGCGCGGCGCTCCGGGCGCTGGGACGGTCGCTTCTCGTTCGCCGGGGACAAGTGGATGCCCCGGCGGCCAGGCGATCTCCTGACCCCGTTCGGTACCCGGGTCCAGGCCGAGATCGGCCTGGAGCTACTGGACGGCTCGATCTCCACCGTCCCCTACGGCACGTTCGAGATCGCCTCGGCCAAGACCCGCACCGAGGCGGGCCAGCGGCTGGTGGACATCGGGCTGATCGATGCCAGCGACAACGTCGAGCGCTACCGGTTCGAGACCCCGATCCGCATCGCCCAGGGTTCCGACCTGGCCACGCTGGTCAACACGGTGGTGACCAACCGGACCGGGTTCAACCCGAACGTGCCGCCGACCGGCGAGACGCTGTGGGCCCAGGCCCGGATCATGGGCCTGGACGTGGAGACCGGCCCCTGGTCGGAGATCCTGGACGTGCTCAAGGGGTACGGCCGGACGGCCTGGTACGACCGGGTCGGCCAGCTCCAGGTGGGCTCGATCGATCCCGACCCGGGCAGCTCGTACCCGCTGGACTCGCTCACCTCGCTGAGCGCGGACTACGGCACCCGGCCGCCGAACGTGTTCGTGGCCCGGGGGGAGCCGCAGGACGGGAGCGCGCCGGTCCAGGCGGTCGCCATGGACAGCGATCCCTCCTCCCCGACCTACGCCGGGACCGGGCCGGGAACCAGCCCCTACGGCCGCGTCACGCAGTTCTACAGCTCGCAGCTCATCCGGACCGTGGGCATGGCCCAGACGGTGGCTAACAGCCTGCTGGCGTCCCGGGTCGGGGCCGGAGCGACCTACACCCTGGTCCGCCCGTTTGACCCCACGATCTCCGCCGGGGACGTGGTGGGCGTGGACGGCTCGGCCCTCGCGGTCGACTCGGTCACGCTCGACCTCAACGGCGACACCAGCCTCCAGGTGCGGGAGCTCTGATGATCGATCTCACCACGATCCTGGACAAGCTCGACCCGGACCCGGGCGGGGAGAGCACGCTGCGGCTCCGGACCGGAACGGTCGACGTGGTCAACGCGGACGGCACCCTTGACATTGAGATGTCAAGCGGGGTCGTTGTCCCCGGGGTGCCGAAGCTGGCCGGGGCCTACGCGCCCGTCGGTGCCAACGTCCAGATGATCGCCCAGCGCGGCGGCCTCCTGGTGATCGGCTCGGTGGGCTCGACCGCCCTGAGCGGTGCCATGATCAAGATCGGCAAGTTCAACGGCGGCCCGAGCGCGGCGACCTTCTTCACCCAGAACGGCATCAGCTTCGGAGTGACGTTCCCGGCAGCGCCGAACGTGCACATCAACATCAACGGCGTGCCTGCCGGTGCCCCGTCGTGGACCGGCCGGGCCCAGGGGATCACCACGACCGGGTTCAACATGACAGCCTATGGACCGTCCGCGACGTTCACCGTCGAGTGGCAATGGACCGCCATCTACGCACCCTAGGGGGAGCCGTGTCGATCAGCCCGAACGGGACCGTAGTCCCGATGATGCCGCACCAGGTGAACGTCCCGCTTCCGGACGGGGCGGGCATGTTCGTCACGCTCTCGATCCAGAATGACGGGACCGCCACGCCGGAGGCGATGGACGCCACGCTGATGAGTCTGGTCGACCACCTCCAGGCGTGGCCGGACAAGCGCCCGGACGGCAACGTCCAGGGGATCAAGTACGAGACCCGGATGTACGAGGCCCAGCCGACCGACCCGGAGCCTCCGGCGGCTGGCCCGGAGCCCGAGCCCCCTTCGCCCGAAATGCCCTGATTCAGCGGGGGGACTGGGGGGACTGGGGGGACGGTCATCGACTCTTCAGGTTCTGACGACGTTGTGTTGTGTGACGCGCGCATGATGCCCGTGTAGGGGGCCAGGCCCGGACGGGGTCTCCCCAGTCCCCCCGGTCCCCACGCCCCGAGATGCCCCCCG